CCCGCTGCATAATATTCGCCACCATGATTTGTCTCCCAACGGCCTTTAGCCTTACTATCTTCTCTCAATCTAACATCACCAAAGATTTGTTTATACTCTGGACTGTCAATTAAGTTTCTGACCTTAGATCCAAATCTAGCAGATAATTCGGCATTATGCGATACCTGCATTAATTTCATTTTAGGATATTTACCAATCATCCATGCAGGAAAATATACTGAAGCAAATTCAGATTTAGTATGTCGAGGTGGCATATTTACAATAAGCCTACCTTTTTTATCTTTAGAAATTTTTGTAAACTCACTAGCTATTATTTGGTGATGGCCCCACTTAGAAGGTTCCTTTTCTTTACGGCAGATAAAATCTGGCCATACTTCTTGAACAAAATATAAGAAGTTATCTTGACATAATTTAATATGTTGTAACCATACTTTTTCGAGCCTCAATCGCAATTGATCGGTGGTTAATAATTTAACTTGCTCTGTCATATTTTTCTTTTGACCTGGGTCCCCTTTTTATACCATAACGTTTAGAGCGATACTACATGTATTTGTCATGCTAAGGTTTACTAATGTTAAGTAACTGTAACACAAAAATCTCAAAAAAAATTTTAAAAAAATATTTTAATTTTTGGATTTCGTTTGGTACCTCTATTGATTGCTGGCCCCGATACAGGGGCCAGCGATAACGGGCCTTAGCCCTGTTGCTGTTGTAAGTATAGCAATCTTGCTCTTATGCTATTCTTAATCTTTTTAATTACGTTATGATATAATTTATCTTGTTCAGTATTTAACTTTAAAACGTGCTTATTCTCATCAGTTGCACTATTAAAAGTAAATATGACTTGAGATGTTAAGGGGCTTATTGGCCCCTTAATCTGTACATCATAACCAAGATATTTAAATGGTATCATTTAAACAATCTCAAAGTTAGTCTCAATTATAATTGAGCTTGAAGGCTTAAGACATTCATTGTAGATGTCTGGGTATTTTTCCTTCAGTTTTTTAGTGTCTACCCTTGCACTCTCACGCTCAATCTTTTTAGCGTTGCCGTTGTAAGTTTTAGTCCCTACTGTAAACGGCTTGAAGATTAAAAGATTTTTTTCTTTAAATCTTTTAATTGCATCTTCTTTCATTAGTCCTATTATTTTTGTTTGTTCTCTAACTAATGATTGACGGCTAGAGTAATCAAAATAAAAAACATTATTCGGTTTTTTAATTGACTCTTGAGCCGTTTTTATTTGGCTTGCTTTTGTCATTGTTATAACCTCCATTTGTTTAGTTATGCATCTTATATATATGGGACTTGATAAGATGTCAATATAATAATTTATTTTTTTTACAGTGTTGCATTTCTGCAACACTGTTCGTGTTTTGTTCTCATATTATAACTAGCATCAATAATATAAATAAAAACGTGTACGGAAAAAACACCATCAACCGGACCAGGAAGGCCAGAAAATTATCCATGAATAAAACCCCCTTCTGTCTGTTTACGTCCAGCCCCTTTAGCAATCAGGCCAATGATCACGCCCCTAGGATCTAAGAATCTCAAGTCATGGCGGTCACCGTCAATTACTTTTTTGCGCTGCCATCGTTTGGGTAACTGGTCCCGAAATACTACGGCAACATTTGCGCCCGCCTTCATTGCTTTTTTACAGTCCGAATCGTTACGGCCTGAGTCTGAAAAGGTCACATGATAGTTTTTAAGCTTGTGATCTAGATGCGAAATCACCTTAGTATAATCATAAAATTGTACGTCTGGATGGAGATCTAAAACGCTCTGACCGTCCAGCATCTTAAACTTATGCCAGGCCAGGTCCGATGTACCGTTTAATCTTACAGCGAATTTATAACCCTGATTCCTTGCCCGCTTTTTTAGCTGCTCAATCTCCGTTGACAATTGATATAAAAACCCGGATCGATTCTTCCAGAAATAATTAGTTTTTTTTATTCTTGCATTCTGGACCGATACCATCTGGCCACGGCCTGAAGTATTTAAACAAGCTGCGGCACATTCCGGGCTAGCTTTAGGACATACATTTTTTAAGCTTAGATCAAACGGGGCCAGGTGAAGGATGGCCGTTTTATACCCGAACGGCTCACCCTTAGCCATCTTAGTCTGACTATAGTAATTTAACAGCATTAGTCTAGTAACGTGTAATATTCATCAGTAAAATACTTCTGAAAAAATTCACGCCCCCGATTCATTGTTTTAGCTGCTTTAAAATCTCCAGAGTTATATAGTAACTCTGAGCCCTTTATTACATCCAGTACAGCAACAGCAAAAGCCGGTATAATTGCTTTCATTCCGCTGTATGGATTCTTAACCGTCTCAAGCTCTAAAGCCTTAGCCGGGTCAACATAGATATCAAAAGGTATTTTTATTTTTTTACCTTCAAATTCTATTACTTTATTTTTTTTCATTTTACGCTCCATTGTTTGTTAACTGTTACATATGGGATAAGCTGGGAGAAGTCAACATATAATTTAAATTTTTTTTATTTACCAGGACCTGGCCCGCTGGTCCAGTGATCATGATCCGGGCAATGTTAATGGTAAATCTAAAAGCGAAAATTCGCCATATGTATTTTCGGAAATACCTGCGTGTGTTAATGCTAAAATGAAAACGAAAAATTTGCCATAAGCAACTTCGGACTTTGTTAATGGAAAACGAAACACGAAACTTGCCATATAGGTTTTCGGAAGTTCCTGCGTGAAGCGTGAGAAATTGTTTATGCGTCTTGGATAATTTTAAAAATGTCAATCAGTTTAGGTTCATCACAAACTAGAACCAAGTGTCTCGGTTCACGAACCACGAATAATTGGAAAGAAGCCAAAGTTTTGGGTTCTTTCTGCGAGAGGCACTCTCGCAAGATAAAAGATTGTCCACCATTTTGAAAATGTTTTAAATGCCAGTTGATTTGATACTTTGAAAGTCCTACTTTGTTGCCTGTATTAGATTTAAGTTCAATCCATTTACTTTTGGCTTTATATAACCAATAAATGTCTGGAATACCATTAATTGTATTAGATTCTAAACGAAAAATTTGACCTTTTAGATTTAATTTTTTTATGCGTTGCCACAACAAACTTTCTTTTTTTTTCACACAACAAACATATCAACAAAATAATTTTGAGGCAACAATCTAAAATAAAAAACCCCCAACCAACTCTCGCTGATATGTTGGGGGTTTGCAGTCCTTTAGCTTTTAGCATAACTAGTATTACTAAAATACAGGTTCTAGCTTACCTATTGGTCTAGCACCAATTCTATTTACCCTTTGCTTTGGGTTGATAACCTAATGCTTTAAAGTTATGCCACTCAATACCTGCACCAACTTTTAAAATGTCATTAAGTTGTGAAGTTAAATCATTACTACTTGTTGCTTCCATAATGATATCATCACAAGCCTCTTCAAGACTTAACAATCTTTTTAACTCTTTACCTTGTTCAGTCTTTTGTACTTCTCTTTCAGCATAATTTTCACTCCAAGTCCTACATTGACTTTCGCATTTATCAGCAGTGATTTTAGCTTCCTTATCACGACTTGTAAAATCATAACTTAAAGAGTTATTATATGCCCTTGATGTCCTTGCAGTTTTTTTAAAAAAGGCAGTAGCTTTTCTTACTGCGTTGGTATGGGTTTCTTCTGCGTCTCTCAAATCTTGGATAACTTTTTTAGCTCCAATTTTTTCAATCAGCTTTACATACCCCTTTTCTGCCATTTCCATTACTAATTGTCTATTCAACAATTTTTGGTCTTCTATTAATGGTTCTAGCTTTTTTCTTACCTTTGACCTTAAATGGTCTTGGGTTCTTACTTGTACTCCACTCATAGTTGCTCCTATTTGTTTGTTAAGTTATAGGTGTAGAGTTGTCTGTGTTAATCCTCTACACCCAGATTGTTTTTTCTTGTGTACACAATAAAAACAACCAAAAATTTTTTAAAGTTCAAAATTAATAGTTTTAATTTCACTACTTGGGTGTCTACTTGTATGATAATCTATTGGGCAAGTATCCAACCATTTTTCAAACTTTTCTAATTTTCTTGATTGTCGTTCTTCCTCTTTTATTTGTTCACTCAAATAAACATTTAACTCTTTTTTCAAACTCCTTAATAAATGGCAAATATCCATATCCCCTTTGAATATCCATTTATTTTGACTTTGAGAAAAATGTTGCTCATTACACATTTTAAGCAAATCACTTGGTATCTTTTTATGTTCAAACTGCCATTTGAGATAAGTATTTAAAGTTAGCATATTTCAAAACCCCCACTTTTATTACAGAAGTCCATAAACTCTTCTACATTTTTTACACTAAAAGGATATGAGGCTATTAGTTTTTGTTTAGCATAAAGTCTATCCCACTCCTTTTTATCTTTTTTGTTATAGTTGCAAGGTGCTAAATCTTTATTTCTTGGTAGATTATTCAACTTGTCCATTTCTTTTTGAACACCCTTGTTAAATTTTTCAGCTTTAACAAATTCTCTCATATAATCTGTCTGAAATTTTTTAGTGTGTCCTGTATCAATTAGAAACTTTAATTGTTTAGCAATCTCTTCAGCATATCTGTTTGATACTTGATAACCAGAATTGGTATTCCAACCCTCTCTATGTTTTTTTGTGTTAGGTATTACCTTTGTATATTTAAGTACATATTCAGCTAAAGGTCGCCACCACCAAACATTATTTCTAAAATAAGTTCCTGATTGCTCTTGCCATTTAGCATACTTGTTATGATACTCTTCAAGTTCTTTTTGGTCATACTTCCACTTGTCTTTACCAACAATTTCTGGTTCTGGTCTTGTTGGTCTTGGTATTGTAGCACCTTTGGGTGCTAGTCCATTTAAGTCAAATCCCATTTTTGCTCCTTTGTTTGTGGGTTATCATTATTTTTTTTATATAAAATTTAATGGGATATGTCAATTATTATTACACGCAACCATAAGTAGTAATAATATCCCTATAAATAAATAGGGGTATTTCACCATAAATCTGACAATAAATGCTAGAAATCCCATATTTTTAGGATATATAGATTATTTAGATTTTTACAATCTTTATTATTACAGAATTGGGTATAATTGTTGTGTTTCCTATACTCTCTATATCTGTATTATTATCTGCAAGTGAGAAATCGCCAAATACTCTAGTTATACCTTTTGATTGAGAATAAAGATGTCCTTTAGTAATACAAGTAGGTAGTTTTTGTTTTTTCAATTCATCAAAACTTGACCAACTGCTATTACTCAAAATATCAAACCACTCAATAGAAACCATAGGATATTTTTCTATTTCATTTTTAATTTTTTTTGGAATTAAAATTTTTTTCTTAAATTTTCTCATACTAAAATAAACCCATATGTATTTTCGGAAGTTGTAAAAAACCCATATGTATCTTCGGAACTTGTAAAAAACCCATATGCATTTTCAAGACTTCACCTTTACTGTTACAACACCAATAGAAGTATTAACCAAATGTGAATTGTGAATTTCATTAAATACTTTCATCCACTGATCACTTCTCATTAATTTTTGCTGGCGTAATGTCAATGATGTTCTTGCCTTCCCCGATTTTTTTTTCGAGTTCTGCAAGCCTACTTTCCAATTGC